GGGCTCGCGCGCGGAAGTCGGCAGTTTTTCGGGCCTATGGGCCGCAGCATCAGATAGGAAAAATGCAAGCAAAACAAAGGCTTGCGATTTAAGTATGGGTGAGGTACTGAACCAGCGCGATCGGCTCCGGCTGGTGTCGATCTCTCGGATTGCTGAATTGCTTGGCATGGATCGCAAGACCGTCTCTAAGCGGCTGCTGGATGCCAACGTCCCGCAGGCCGGGAAGCGCGACGGTTACCCGGTTTACGACGGCCGGCAGGCGTGCGAAGCGTGCCTACTGCCGCAGACCCTGGCCGGCGAGGACGGCCCGCTTGATCCGCGGCAGATGAAGCCGATGGACCGCCGGGCGTGGTTCCAGTCTGAGCGCGAGCGAATCAGCCTTGAGGCAGACGCGCGCCAGTTGATCCCGGCTGGTGAGGTCGAGTCGGAGATGGCCGAGGTGGTCAGGAGCTTTGTGCAGTTCCTGGACACGCTTCCCGACTCGCTGGAGCGCGACGTCGGCTTGACCGCTGAGCAAGTGGATGCGGTCAACAAGTCCATCGCCAAGCAGCGCGGCGCGCTCTATGCGCAGCTGCAGGCCGAAGACCAGGACGAAGCCGCAAGTGCTTGAACCGGCTTTCGGCTCTGCGCGCGAGATTCGCCGCGGTGTGTTGGAGATGGTCAGGCCGCCGCAGGAAACGACGGTCGCTGAGTCTGCCGGGCGCAATCTGCGGATCGTCAACCCATCCGGCGCCTCGGGCAACTGGTCGCCGGAGACTGCGCCCTACATGGTCGAGCCGATGAACATGGCGCGCTCGCGCTTGTTTGAGGCGGTGGTGTTCATGGGACCGGCGCGCAGTGGCAAGACCATTGCCCTGGTCGACGGCGTGCTGGCGTACAGCATCGTCGACGATCCCGCCGACTGCATGGTCATTCAGACCTCGCAGCTGCAGGCCGAGCTGTACAGCAAGACTCGAATCCGGCGCGCCATCCAAGGCAGCCCGGAGCTGCGCCAGCGGCTGAGCCCGCGGGCGCATGACGACAACGTCTACATGAAGACGTTCCGGTCGGGGATGAACATCCTGTTCGGCTGGCCGAGTCTGGGGCAGCTGAGCGGCAAGGACATCCGCCGCGTGCTGATGACCGACGTCGACAACTTCACCGGCGACATGGCGCTTGACGAAGCCTTCGGCCTGGCCCTGAAGCGCACGCAGACCTACATGTCGGCCGGGATCTGCATTGCAGAGTCGAGCCCGGCGCGTGACTACGCGGACGCGAAGTGGCGGCCGTCCAGCCCGCACGAAGCACCACCGGCAGACGGCATCGCCTCGCTGTTCAACCGCGGCGACCGGCGCCTCTGGTACTGGCCTTGCCCTGAGTGCAAGGAGCCGTTTGCGGCGACGGCCGGGCTTAGCCTGTTCGCGCTGCCGGATGAGGAAGAATTGCGCGAGCGCGTCCAGGTCGAGGACGTGCTGCAGCTTGCCGAGCGATACAGCCGAGTCGTGTGCCCGCACTGCGGGAGCGCGATCAACCCGAAGCACAAGCGGGCGATGAACGCTGCCGGTCAGTGGGTCGCCGAAGGCCAGCGCATGTGGCCGGATGGCACGGTCACTGGCGAGGCGCGGAGGTCGCGCGTGGCGAGCTACTGGCTCGGCGGCGTGGCTGCGGCGTACCAGCCTTGGGTGTCGCTGGTCGAACGCTACTTGCAGGCGCTGAAGCAGTACGCGCTCACCGGCGAAACGAAGCCGCTGAAGTCGACGGTCAACGTCGATCAGGCCATGCCCTTCCTGCCGCCAGCGGTCAACGCGCGGCGCGATGGGCACGAGCTGCAAGATCGAGCCGAGGACGCCACGCAAGGCTTCGTGCCGCATGGCGTGCGCTTCTTGACGGCGCAGGTCGATGTTCAGGCTGGCAAGCGCGCGGGATTCGAGGTGCTGGTCACCGGGTGGGGGCCGCAGCGTGAGAAGTGGCTGGTCGATCGCTTCCGCCTTCGCACAAGCGAGCGAGAGCAGGACGGCGAGCCGTTGCCGATGGACCCGAGCGCCTACGTCGAGGACTGGCGCCGTCTGATCGGAAAGGTGATCGAGCGTCGCTATCCGCTGGCTGATGGCAGCGGCCGAACGATGCCGGTTCGCGTGGTGCTGTGTGACTCGGGCGGCAAGGGCGGCAAGGATGGCGACGCGGGCGTCACGGCGCGGGCTTATGAGTTCTGGCGCGAGCTGCGCCGGCTTGGGCTTGGCCACCGCTTCCGACTGGTCAAGGGCGGAAGCAGCGCCAATGCGCCGCGCGTGCATGAGGCGTTCCCCGACACTCGAGGCCGCAAGGACCGCAACAGCGGGAGCGCGGGCGATGTGCCGGTGCTTCTGCTGAACACCGATCTGCTGAAGGACCAGCTCGCTGCGGACCTGCGCCGCGAAGAGCCTGGCCCTGGATACCTGCACGTCCCCGCGTGGGCGCCGGCCTCGATGCTTGAAGAGCTGACGGCCGAGACGCGAACGGCGAAGGGCTGGGTGGCAATGGGCAAGCGTCAGAACGAGACGCTCGACCTGTGCGTCTACGGCGAGGCCGCCTACATCGCGCTGCAGGCCGACAAGATCAATTGGGCTGCGCCGCCTGTCTGGGCGCGACCTTGGGATGAAAACCCGGATGTGCGATCCGACGGCCCGGCGCCGATTGATCCGAAGCCGGCCGCTCCGCGAGCACCGCGCGTGGTCCGCAGCAACTACCTCACAAGGCACCGCTGAGCATGGCATTCACGACTGACGACCTGGCGCTGATCAAGTCAGCAATCGCCGGGGGAGAGAAGACCGTGCGCTATGCAGACGGGCGCCTCGTGACCTATCAGGACACGAGCGAGATGCTGCTTGCACTTGACGTGATCCAGAACGAACTGAACAGCGCCGGCAAGCCCAAGCGCAGCCGCGTGTTCCGCCTGTATCAGCGAGGCAACGGCCTGTGAGCGACATCGAGATCCCCAGCGGCTCGCCAGCGCCAGACTATGTGGCGTCCGGTCATGGCCGACGGCTCAAGATGTGGCGGACCAGCACCAGCGGCCCGAACACCGTCATGGCGTCCGTGGAGACGGTGCGTAACCGCTCGCGCGCCGCGACGCGAAACGATCCTTGGGGTGGGGCTGCTTCGGATCGATCAGTTGCTAACGGCATCGGCACCGGCGTGCAGGCCAAGATGGTCAACGGCTCGCCCGAGCTGCGCGCCGCTGTGCACGAGGTGTGGGACGCCTTCACCGGCGAGTGCGATGCCGATGGCGTGCTCGACTTCTACGGCATGCAGGCCGTCGCCTGGCGCGAGTGGGAAGAGGCCGGCGAGGTGTTCATGCGCCTGCGGTCGCGCCGCGCCGAGGACGGGCTCACCGTGCCGCTGCAGTTTCAGCTGATCGAGGCCGAACAGTGTCCGCATCACTGGAACGGCTACGCGAGCAATGGCAACACGATCCGCAACGGGATCGAGTTTGACCGCATCGGCCGCCGCGCCGCGTACTGGATGTACCGCGAGCACCCGGGCGACGACCAGAAACAGACCAACGGCACGGAGCTGGTCCGCGTGCCTGCCGAGCAGGTGCTGCACCTCTACACGCCGTTGCGCGCTGGGCAGCATCGCGGAATGCCGCATGCCACATCGGCGCTGCTGGAAATGTTCAAGGCGAATCAGTTTGGCGACGCCGTATCAGAGCGCCAGCTGATTGGCAATCTGTTCACCGTCTACTTCACTCGCGATGCGAACACGCGCGGCCCTGGCATTGGCGAAGATATGGCCCCGGACGAAGATGCTGACGGCATCCCGATGGGCGGAATGGAGCCAGGAACGGCAATCGAGCTGCCTCCCGGCGTAAAGCCCGAGTTCTCCAATCCACCGGATGCGGGAAGCAACTTCGTCGAGTACATGCGCAGCAGACTGCAGGCCATCGCAGCCGCACGCGGCATTCCTTACGAGGTGCTAACCGGCGACCTGCGCGACGTGTCCGACCGCGCGCTGCGGCTGATCCTGAACGAGTTTCGCCGCAACATCGAGCAGCGTCAGTGGCTTTACCTGATACCGCAGATGCTGCAGAAAGCGCGCGCTGCGTTCTTCGATGCTGCCGTGCTGTCTGGCGCAGTGGACTTGCCCGACTACGCCGAGCGCCGCGGCTGGTACACGAAGACGCTGTGGGTGCCGCAGGGCTGGCCGTGGTCGCACCCGGTGCAGGACGTGACCGCCGAACGCAACGCCGTGCGCGCCGGCTTCAAGTCGCGGAGCGCTGCGATCCTGGGCAGCGGCGAAGACCCGGAAGCCGTGGACCAGCAGATCGCCGAGGACAACCGCCGTGCGGATGCCGCCGGCTTTGTCTTCGACTCTGACCCGCGCAAGACCAGCGCCAACGGCATCACGCAGCAGGCTGCGCCGGAAGAACCGGCAGAGCCCGAGGCACTACCCATGCGAGGCCAAGAATGAACCCTCTGAAGACCCTGTCACGCCTGTTCGGGCGCAGCCAGTCGCCCGTCGTGTCGCAGCTGTACGCGAACGCGATCGGCCAGCCGCTGCTGATCCACCCGCAGATGGGCGAGGCCCTGATCACCGGCTACATGTCCGGCGCGATCGATGCCCGGCCGCCGACGATGTACTTGCAGCCGACTGACAATCTTCCGCGAGAGATGGGCAGCAACAACATTGCTGTCATCAACGTCTCCGGCGCGCTGGTCAATCGCCCGATGCCCGGCGACTGCGGCCCTGGCCCCATGTCCTATGTCGAGATTCAAGAGGCATTCGACGCCGCGATGGCGGACGACAGCGTGCAAGCAATTGTCTTGCGCTTTGAGTCTCCCGGCGGCTCCGCGTCGGGCTGCTTCGACCTGGCCGAGCACATCCGCGCCAGCCGTGGCCGCAAGCCGATCTATGCCAGCCTGGACGACTACGCCTATAGCGCGGCCTTCGCGCTGGCCGTCGCGGCGGATGAAATCTGGACCACGCGCAGCGCCGGGGCCGGCTCTGTCGGTGTTGTGGGCTATCACATCGACGAATCGGGCCGGCTGGCGCAGCAGGGCATCAAGGTCACGCCGATCTACTCCGGCGCGCACAAGGTGGACTTGAGTCCCGCGCAGCCTCTGAAAGATTCGGTACGCGAGCGCATGCAGGCCAAGATGGACGCGATGCGCCTAGAGTTCGCGACGCTGGTCGCCGAAAGCCGCGGGCTCGACGTCGATGCCGTCATGGCGACGGAAGCCGAGATTTACAGCGGCGCCGACGCCGTGGCTGTGGGCTTCGCCGATCGTGTCGGAACCTTCAGGCAGCTGCTGCAGCACATCGCTGCGGGCGCGCCTGCGCCTGCTGCCGAGACGCCGCCGACAGCTGAAGAGGCCGCGACGGAAGAAGAGCCCGAGATGCGGCCGGCTGCGGATGTCCTGACCTTGGCCGTCGAAACCGCGGATGGCCGTGCTGCTATCGACCAAGCGCTTGCCGAACTGCAAGCCGAGCTGCAGGCAATCCCCGAAAAGGTGCAGGCCGAGCTAGCTGCGCAGCCCGACCCCCTGCCCTCGCTGATCGCCGCCGTCGCCGCATCGAAGCTGCCGCCAGCTCTTGGCCTGGCCCTGATCAGCAAGCCGCCCGAGGGCATGGCCGCCGATGCCGCCGTGGCCTACGCGATCAAGGTGCGCGACCTGTGCGCTGCGGCCGGCGTGGAGAGTCTGGCCGCCGACATGGTGGCGAACGGCACGCCGGTGGAGGCGGCTCGCGCGCAACTGCTGGACCTGCGGGCCGACGCCGGGCCTGAAATCACCACGCACATTCCGAACAGCAGCACCCCGAGCGCGGCGAAGCAGCCGCGATCCACGGACGTATACCGCCGTCGCGCCGCCGCCGCGTCGAGTGGTCAGTAAACGCGGCACCACCAAGAGGAAAGCATCATGGCACTTACTGAAACCACCCACGCCGGCGGCTACATCCTGCGCGAGCTGGATGCCAACTGGAGCCGAGAAAACGGTCGACTCAACTCTGGCCAGAACCTTCAGGCCGGCACTGTTCTGGGCCGCCTGATCACTGCCGCGGGCGCCAAGATCTCCGGCACTGGTGACGGCACCGTCGGTGCGGTCACCGTCGGCCCGGATGCGCAGGTCGGCATCTATCAGCTGATCTGCATCGCCGAGTCCGGCAACGCGGGCACCTTTCGCGTGATCGCGCCTGATGGCTCGAACATGCCCAACCTTACCGTCGCCGTGGCTTACGGCACCTCGGCTATCTCGCTCACGGTGGCTGACGGCGCGAACGACTGGGACATTGGCGACGTGATTCACGTCACCGTGACCGGCGGCGACTACGAGGCCCTGGACCCGGCCGCGACCGATGGCACGCAGGTGGCCGCCGGCATCCTCTACGGCCCGGTCAACGCGACTGACGCCGACACCCGCTGCGTGATCACCGCGCGCGGCACCGCCGTCAACGGCAACGAGCTGATCTGGCCCGCCGGCATCAGCGCGGCCAACAAGGCAATCGCAACCCAGCAGCTGGCCCGCGCCGGCATCGTCATCCGCTAAGCCGGCCACGGCAAGGAGCATCCAATGCCCACTCTCGACGTTTTCAACCAGGACGCCTTTGGCGTCATCTCCCTGACCGATTCGGTCAACAACATTCCGTTCGTGCCCGGCCGCTGCGGTCAGGTGCTGAACTGGAACGAGCGCGGCATTACGACCACCAGCGTGATGATCGAGTCCGTCGATGGCACGCTCAAGCTGCTGAACCCCACGGGGCGCGGCGGCCCGGGCGAGACGAAGGCCAAGGACAAGCGCACGGCCCGCTCGCTCATCGTCCCGCACTACCAGCACGACGACCATATCAACGCCGACGAGGTGCAGGGCGTGCGCGCCTTCGGCTCCGAGACGGAAGTCCAGAGCGTGATGTCGCTGGTGACTCAGCGGCAGACCGAGGCGATTCAGCTGGTGCTCGATCCGACCCTGGAGCTGCAGCGCCTGGGCGCGGTCAAGGGCATCATCCTCAACGCCGACGGCTCGACCCTCTACAACCTGTTCACCGAGTTCGGCGTGACGCAGGAAACGGAGGTCGATTTCGACCTGGACAACGCAACCCCGGCCAGCGGCGCCCTGCGCAAGAAGTGCGCCGAGGTGGTGCGCAAGATCATGGACAACCTCGGCGGCGTGCCGCTGACCGGCATCCATGCGTTCTGCGGCGATGCGTTCTTCGACGACCTGCTCTCGCACCCCGAGGTGGTCGCCAGCTACCGCAACACCGACATGGCGACCGTGCTGCGCGACGGCTACGTCTACCCGAACGGCAACCGCATCTATGGCGCGTTCGAGTTCGGCGGCATCGTGTTCGAGAACTACCGCGGCAAGAACGGCGCGACGGCGATGGTGGACACGAACAAGTGCCACCTGTTCCCCGTCGGCGTGCCGGGTCTGTTCCGCACGGTCTACGCGCCGGCCGACTACATGGAAACGGTCAACACCGTGGGCCTGCCGCGCTACTCGCGCATGTGGATGTCGCCGAACGGCAAGTCCGCGAACCTCGAAGTGCAGGCGAACCCGCTGTCGTACTGCACCCGCCCGAAGTCGCTGATGGTCGCTCGCCGCACCTGATCCGACTGACCACCGCAGCACCAGGACTCCGGCCCGCCTCGCGCGGGCCGAGTCCTTTCTGGAGCCCCGATGACCAACCCCCGATTGGCTGCAATCGACGCACGCATCCATCGCGTCGCAGCGCGCGCCGGCCTTGCCGATGTCTGCACGTTCCGCCCGAAGCAGGGCGCGGCCGTGCCAGACGTGCGCTGCTACGTCCGCCGCGGGGTCCAGTTCATCAACGACAACGGGCAAGTCACCAGCAACGAGACGGTGGTTGACCTGATCCGTGTGCCCGATCTTCCCCGGCCTCTGCGAGACGACCAGATCGAACTGGCGGACGGCCTTTATCGCGTGTCCTCTGCCGTGCAGGCAGCGGACGAATCCCGATTCTCTGTGCTTGTTGTCCAGGTGACCGCATGAGCTGCGATCCGATCTTTGCGCGCGCAGGCGATGCGCTGCCGCTGGTGCTTGATTGCCGCATGCCGCCTGAGCAGGGGCAGTCGCCGGACGAAGGCACGCCGGTCCCGCTGACTGGATTGCAAGCCCGCGCCGAGTTCCGCAACCGAGCGACCAACGCTGTTCTGCTGACGCTGACCGAAGGCGCTGGACTCACCACTGCCGGCAGTGAAGGCGCGAACACCATCGCCCTGCTGGCCACAGCCACTCAGACCTTGGCGCTTGCGCCGCCTGCCGGCACGCCGCGCTGGGATGTGAACCTGGCCGTCCGCGTGTTCGACCCGCTCGACATCGCCGGCACCAGCCGCACGATCGCCGATGCGACCGTCACCGTCCGTGCTCTGGAGGTCAGCAGCCCGTGAGCACTCCACGCATCATCGTGCAGGCGCAAGAGTTTGCGACTCGCGTCGTCGCCCGCGGTCTGCGGGGCGAGCGCGGCCAAGGCGTAATCCCTGGCGGCGCGCAGGGACAGATCCTGGGCAAGCGATCCGGCGCCGACTACGACACCGAATGGCTAAATCCTGGCGACGCGCCCTCGCTGGTGAACACCGTCACCGCGACTGCGCCAATCACCAGCACTGGCGGCGTCGATCCGGTGATCGGGATCACCCCGGCCACGCCATCAGCGCCCGGCAGCATGTCCGCCGCCGACAAGGCGAAGCTGGACCTGATCCTGCAGAGCAGCGCGCCGCCTGCCGTGGCTGCGTCCTCGCAGGCCGGTGCCAGCGCTCGCGCTGCCCGCGAGGATCACACGCATGCGCACGGATCGCAGCCTGGCGGCACGCTGCATAGCGTCGCCACTGGCGGCGTCGGCGGCAGCGCCGGCTTCATGTCAGTGAACGACAAGAACAAGCTCGACGGAATCCAAGCCGGCGCGCAGGTCAACGTCGCGACCAACCTCGGCATCGGCGGCACCGGCAACGCGCGCACCGTCACAAGCAGTACGGGCACCGCCGCAACGCTCCCGATCGCTACGCAGGCCGCTGCCGGCGTCATGTCGGTGGAGGACAAGGCCAAGCTCGACGGCATTGCGCCGGGTGCCACGGTCTACACCGACACGATCGCGCGCGGTCAAGTCGAGGCGATGCTCATCGCCGGCGCAAACGTCACGCTGACTTACTCGGGCAGCGGCGCCTCGCGCACGGTCACGATCAGTGCAAGCGGCGGAGGTGGCGGCGGCTCCGGCACCGTCACCAGCGTGCAGGCTTCGGGCGGCACCACGGGCCTGACCTTCAGTGGCGGCCCGATCACCATCGCGGGAACGCTCACGCTGGGCGGCACGCTCGGCATCGCCAACGGCGGCACCGGCGCTACCACTGCTGAGGGCGCCCGCGCAGCGATTGGTGCAGGCACGGGCAACGGCACGGTCACAAGCGTGGGCCTGTCGCTGCCGAGCATCTTCTCCGTTTCCAACTCGCCGGTGACGGGCGCAGGCACCATCACTGCCACCCTGGCATCGCAGACAGCCTCGCGCGTCTGGGCGAGCCCGGCAGGCTCTGACGGCGCCCCGACTTTCCGCGAGCTGGTGCAGGGCGACATCCCCGCGCTGTCCGCCAGCAAGATCGTGCTGTCCGATGATCGCCTGCTGGGCCAGATTTCAGGCGGCAGCGCCGCGACTCAGATTTCGCTCGGCACCGGACTGAGCTTCACCGCCGCCGCGCTGACCTTGAGCGCCAACCTGCAGGGCTGGCACGCCTTGGCGCCAAGCAGCAAGCAGAACGCGCTTACGGCTGGAACTGGCATCACCATCGTCGACAACGTGATCAGCGCAACCGCTACCGGCGGCTCTGCTGTGCGCCCGATCACCGTCGGCTGGGACGCCGGCACCGTGAACGGCATCGACCAGCCGCTCACCACTGGCCGCCGCGTCGAGCTGCGCGCCGTGACCGGCCTGACTCCGGTGGCCTGGACCCTGCTGCCCAAGGCCGGCAGCACCGGAAGCATCACGGTCGAAGTACGCAAGCGACCTTTTTCCAGCGGCACCTTCACCGCGATCACGGCGGGCTCGCCGCCGTCGATTTCTTCAGGCGCCCGAGGCACTGCTTCAGCCTCTGCGTGGACTGCGATCGACGACGGCGACCTGATCGAAATGGAGGTGACGAGCGTCACCGGCACCGTGACCGGAATCACCCTGATCATCGAGGCGACCGAAGCATGAGCGTG